ATTCGAAAGTTCTTGAGATTACTGACTTCGTTAAGAAAGTCATGAAAGACACCGAAGAGGAATTGTTCGCCTCCGCCATAGCCGGACGTGGAACATTTGAATGGATTGGAGCTAACGTAGTACATAGCATGGGAACTCAATATGAGATAACCCTGCGGTGTATGTGTAAGGAGGAGGTTCAAATTGACTAATAGAAGTGTTGCACTCAACGTAGAGACGGCATTTGGAGGCGGTACTCCCGTTCCAACTGCGCCTTTACATGTAACAGCAATCAATGACCCGGTAGATCGCGGCGCTATGCTTGAAGAGACTATTGGATACCCACTATATGCATCCGCATATGGAGGAGCTCTTCGACTTAGTGGAACTCTTGAAGGTGTTCTTCGTATGCCTTCGATGGATCCATTATTCCAAGGTATCTTTGGCGCTCCCACAGTTGGAACGTATAGTATTGCGAATTTCCCAAAGAGTCTCGTAATGGAAGTCGTAGACGACTCAACTGGAGTTGATAAATGCTTTCGATACGTCGGAGTGGGTATCAAGAGTCTTGAACTCACTATGGCCGCTAAAGACTTCGTTCGAACTAGATGGGACTGGTTTGCGAAAGACGTAAGTCAGGTAACAGAATCAACCCTGGGGGCATATCCAGCAGATCTTCCAGGAGTTTTCTACGGCGCTGCCCTCAGCCTGGGTGGATCAGCTGTTGATCATATCAAGACGTTAAGTCTGAAGATTGATCGCAAACTCGACGATGACTACTTCGTAATCGGACATTCCAAAATCCAGGACCTCGCTATTGCAGGTGTTGGAGATATCGGCGGATCTGTCACAGTAGGACAGAAATACTGGCCAGAATTCCAGCGTGCAGTTTTTGGTGGAACATCCACAACTACTATCGGGGACACGTCTGCGAACACCCTTGGAACGGCTACATTCTCATTGGATCTTAATGATCCAGATGGTGGAAGCATCTGCGAAATTACGGCAGACTGGCTTTGCTATCTTGATGCATCTCGCCAGATGCAGGGTCGTAACATGGTAGATAAGACTATGAATTTCAAACTAATCGGCGACACTCTCGAAGTGCACGATTCGACATCATAAAGAGGGATAACATGCAAGAACAACCAGGAGCAGTAGAGTCATCAGATACACAAGGAATAGTGAGTGATTCATCACACCCATTTATTCCGATTCCTTTCAAAATACGGTATACGATTCGAACATGTCACGGAGACTACATCGTTAGACGTCCAACTGGAGCGGCTGGAGCTCGGCACTTTGCTATAATGGCAAGAATAGCCCCGACCCATCAAGAGCCAGATGGAACTCCGATGTTTTCTCCAGCCGACGAGGACAGACTGTATGAGATGTTCGAGGTGTGGGCAGCTAAGGTTCTCAAAGATATCATTATCTCTGGGCCTAACATTGCTGAACAGCCTTTCAAATATGAGTCTATGCCTCCAGAAGATCAATGGGCAATATATATCGCAATGACACACCTTATGGACAAAGGCGATGCCTTATTTCGATTCGTTGACACCTGAGTTTTGCAAAAGACTATCAACACTCTGTAAGATTACAAGCAAACGGCCTTCTGATATTTTCGAATGGACAGACCCATGCGATTGGCAAGGCCGAATGCTATTTGATTTCTTCATCTTAGGATTGTGAAATCATGTTAGGTAACAAAAAGATACGCGAGTATCAAATTAAAGTTACCGGAGCGGAGAAAGCACTCAACGATATCAACCGTGTTGAACAAGCCCTCCAACGCTCCAATAAAGTAGAAGCGAGACAGGTAGCGAGACGAATAGCACATGAAGACTATGGCGTTCCGCTAACTAATGAACAAGATTTGGATTCTAAGCAAATAGCCCGAAGGGTAGCTCAGACCCGCGAACTTCGGCAAAGTGGGAATGTCACGTTTAGAGTTTCTAAAGGTACTGAACCGGTATCCGCAGAGAACTTTTTTAGAATAAATCGAAACGCGAGTTCGAGATATGGACCGCTCCCATCTGAAGGAAGTTACGAACGGCAACTTCAGACTTCTCAAGGTCGGCGCATACCAACCATCTCGATGGGGCAGATTAGCGATCGTGATCTTGCTCATCATACTGGAGTTCAATTTAGTCGATTCCTACCGTATGTTCTTCGACTAGCCGGTCCAGCTGTTAAAGAGGTTACCGACGTTACAGCTAAAATGGTAGATCAGGCTCTTTCTAAGATCATTCAAGGACCAGTATCTAAGACTTCCTCTGCGCAATCTTTCGGACTTGATTTCGCTCGGCAATATGTCAGTCTTCCTGGAAGCCGAAGCTATGGATCTCTTAGTTTAAAAAATCCATATGGTCTCTCTAGTTGGCAGTTGGCGTTTCTTGCCAGGATCAATCAATCGGCGTTTCCTTTGACGTCGACCCAACTTGCCCAAGGCAACGCGTTAATGACTGGTCTAGGAGCAGTTAAACAAGTCAGCGCTTCTGGAGACATTCCTCAGATATGGCAACGCGCTACACAAATCATGGGAGGACTACAATGGAGACATCTATCCGATAGGATATTCAGATCAGTTCAACTTCCTCCGGTTGCTGGATTACTAATGCCCAGTAAACGGATCGAACTGGAAATGAACCAGACGATGTATCGTCCTCATACTATAACAGATCTAGGAAAAGAAGTCGCAAATGTTGCTGGACTTAATCTCATACCTGGTTGGACGCATGTTGGAAGTGCTCTACCTCATAAACAGTCATTCCGGCTTCGACCTGACGAAGTAGATCTTCGATGGGCTCCTCCGCCAAGG